AGCAAACCCCATCCCCGACGGCTACATGCAGGACGCCAAGGGCGCCCTGTGGCCGGTCGCCACCATGCGTCGCGACGATCGCAAGCGCGAACTGGCCCAGATCCACGTGGCCAAGGCCCAGCTCGGCCTGGATGACGATACCTACCGCGCCATGCTGTGGACGGTGGCGCGGGTAAAGAGCGCCGCCGACCTGGACTGGGCAGGCCGTAAGAAGGTGATTGACCACCTCAAGTCGGCGGGCGCCAAGAGCAAGAGCCGCCCCGCGCCCGCCGCCAGCAAGGCCGTGCTGGTCGCCAAAATACGCGCCCAGCTCATCGCCCTGGACAACAAGCCGGACGCCTACGCCGATGGCATGGCGCGGCACATGTTCCACATCGAGCGCTTCGAGTGGTGCGACCCGGCGCAGCTCGGCAAGATCATCGCCGCGCTCGCCATCCAGCAGAAAAGGGAAGGGAAATGACGTTTTGCCTCCCCGACTCCCTCCAGGCCATCGCCGACCTCATCGGCGCGCCGGCCGCGCTCAAGATCGCCGAGCGCTGGGGCGGCACGCGGCTCTACATCCCCGCCGAGCCCGGCGACGACCACGAACTATCGCGCCTGATCGGCCTGGATGCCGCCAGCGAACTGGGCACAGCCTACGGCGGCGAACGGGTCGAAATCGCCAAAGCCGACGGCTGGGGCCGCGCCCTGCGCAACGCGCTGATCGCGGAAGCCCGCCGAACCGGCCAGAGCCAGGCCGCGGTCGCCCGCGCCCACGGCCTCACCGAGCGCCACGTGCGCAGCATCGAGCGGGGCATGGACGGGGATGACCGGCAGGGCGGGTTGTTTTAGGCACCCCGTGCCCAACAAATGATTGGGGGTGATAATTTTGGGTTTGTTGGGCACGGGGTGCCCAACCTACATAGCGGATTGACGGCCACCACTCCCCCGGCGTAACCTGTATTTAGCCCTGCCTCGCGCGGGGCTTTTCTTTGTGCGGATGCTCTTCCGCCTGACCCAAAACCACCGCCAGCCTTAGCATGGCTGCATGATCGCTCACTCGCCCACCTGCTCCGCCTGCGCACTCTGGTTCCAGAAACCCGACGACAAAATGACCGCGCTCGGCTATGGCCGCTGCCCGCATTTGCCGGTGTGCCAGTATCTGGCTGCGCACGCCGATTGCCGCCTGCCCAACAAGTTTCAAAGAAAATCATGACCTCCCGCCTGCTGCCGGACTGGAAGAAAATCATCCGCCGCGCCTGGAGCGTTCGCCTCGCCGTCCTTGCGGCGGTTTTTTCCGGAGCCGAGGTGGTATTGCCCATGTTTACCTATTCGATGCCGAGCAACTTGTTCGCGGGGCTGTCATTCGTGGCGGTGGTCGGCGCGACGATTGCGCGCCTCGTCGCACAACCGGAGATGCACGCATGATCCGCCAGCGCACCACCCTCGCCGCCCTGGCGCTTTCTGCCGCCGGCCTGGTCGGCATCGTGACGCAAGAGGGCTATACCGACAAGGCGTCGATCCCCGTCAAAGGCGACGTGCCGACCATCGGCTTCGGCACTACCGGCGGCGTCAAGATAGGCGACACCACCACCCCTCCCAAAGCGCTGGCCCGCGCCCTGGCCGACGGGCAAAAGTACGAGGGCGCGCTGAAAACCTGCGTCCATGTCCCGCTCCACCAGCACGAATACGACGCCTACGCCAGCCTGGCCTACAACATCGGCCCGGCGGCGTTCTGCAAATCGGTTCTGGCCAACAAGCTCAACGCCGGGGACTACGCCGGCGCTTGCGGAGAAATCAAGCGCTGGGTTTACTACAAGGGCAAAGACTGCGCCGCGCCCGAAAACGCCCGCCTGTGCGGCGGCCTGGCCAAGCGCCGCGAGCAGGAATACCGGCAGTGCGCCGGGGAACAAAAACAAAATGGCTGAAAAACTCCTCGCCGCCGTCCTGTTCCTCGCCCTGTGCGCCGGGGGCGGGTTCTTTGCCGGATACCGCGCCGCCTCCAACAAATTCGCCGCCCGGCAGCTCGCCGCCGAACGCGCCGCCAGCGCCGAATATCGCGCCGGAACCGAGCGCGGCAACGCCTCGTCCGCCCGTCTCGCCCAAGCCGAAACCCGCATCCAGACCCGAACCGTCGAAAGGATCAAATATGTTCCACGAGTCACTTCTGGCCGCCGCTGCCTCGATCCTGCTGCTGTCGGCCTGCTCAACGCTGCCGCCGCCCCCGGCTTGCCCGCCGCCGCCGCCGGGCAACCTGCTGCAGCGGATGCCGCCGCGCCTGCCGCCTCTGATACCGACGTTGCCGGGTGGATCGCCACCGCCAGCGGCCAATACGAAACCTGCGCCGCCCGGCTGAACGGGCTGGTCGATTACGAGGAAGCGAAGCCATGAGCCCTGACGAAATGGCCCAGGAGCGCGAGCTAAAAGACTGGGAGCGCAACCAGCGCCGGGGCATCATGACGCTGCCCACCGCGCCATCGGCCAAATACTGCACCGACGCGCACTGCGGTGACGAGATACCGGAAGCGCGCCGCCTGGCTATCCCCGGCGTGCTGTATTGCGCCGGGTGTCAGGAGCGGCGCGAGCGGATGGGCGGGGGGCATCGCTGATGGAATTCGTTACCCTCGACAACGCCTTGAACCTCACCCTGCTGTTGCTGGCCGGGTTCGGCTGGCGCTGGGTGGACCGGCTGCAAGCCCAGCAGGACAAGCAGTCCGAAGCCCTTTCAAGGCTCACGGAAAAGCTCCTCGAAGAGTATTCCAAGCGCACCGAAGTGGACGGCCTGGAGGGCAAGATTCTGGACCAGTTCAAGGCGCTCAGCGCCCAGCTCCAACGGATTCAAGACAAACTCGACGGGAAAAAGGATAAAAACGATGGAATCTGAAGAGGTCAAGCTGCTCAAACGGATCAGCGCCCAGGTCAGCGCGGTGGAGGCGAAGATCGACGCCAACGCCCTGGCCATGTCCGGCCTGACTGAAAAGCTCGACCGGCTGGAGGTCGCGGTGGAGCTGCTGGAGCAGGACGTGGCCAACGGCAAGCGCAACGCCCTGATCGTCGGAGCGATTTCCGGCGGCTCGGCGGGCGCGCTGATGGTGCTGGCCATCGACCTGCTCCGCGCCAAGATGGGGCTGTGACCTTGGCCCACGATCTCGCCACCCGCCAGGCAGCCAGGCACCTCTATGTCCGCGAGGCGCTGGCGCTGGAGCTGATCGCCATCCGGCTCAAGCTCTCCGTCCACACGCTGATGCGCTGGCGGCGGGATGAAGGCGACTGGGACCGCCAGCGAGCGGCTGCGCGGCTGTCCGGGGCGGGCGCCAAAGAGCTGCACGGCGACCTGATGGAAGATTTTGTCCTGTCGTGGAAAGCCGTCCATAACGAACTGCGCACCAACCCGGACATCCCGGCGCTGGCCAAGGTCGATGCGCTCTCCCGCCTGGCCGACTCCTACATCAAAACCGTCAGCGCCGGCGCCAAAGGCGACCCCAAGCTCAACAAGCTGGCCGTCGGCATGGCGGTGATCGAAGGCTTCCTCGCCCACGTCAAGGCGCACCATGCCGCCGACGCCAGCGCGATCCTGCCCGCGCTGGAATCGTTTGCGCCCAAGCTGGCGGATCTGCTGGCATGAGCCACCCCGCATCCGGCAAAGGGCTGATCGAGCGCGTCCTCCAACTCGCCGCCGAATACCGCAGCCAGATCGAGGCCGAAGTGGACGGCTTCGCCGCCGACCCGATAGAGCGCAGCCAGCGCCGCAAGCTGGCCGATGCCGACCTGGAATTCTTCGCCCGCACCTACTTTCCGCACTACGTGAAACATGCCAACGCGGTGCTGCACGCCTTTCTTTACCGGCGCCTGCCGGAGATCGTCGACAACGGTATCGGCGACCACGAGGCCATCGCCGCGCCGCGCGGCAACGCCAAGTCCACCCTGGTCACTCAAATCTTCGTCATCTGGTGCCTGGTCACAGGGCGCAAGCATTACCCGGTCATCGTGATGGACGCGCTCGACCAGGCGCTGCCCATGCTCGAAGCGATCAAGGCCGAGCTCGAATTCAACCCGCGCCTGATGATGGATTTCCCCGACGCCACCGGCCCCGGACGGGTGTGGCAGACCGGCACCATCCTCACCAAAAACGATGCCAAAGTACAGGCCTTCGGCTCCGGCAAGCGGATGCGCGGCCTGCGCCACGGCCCGCATCGCCCCGACCTGGTGATCGGCGACGACCTGGAAAACGACGAGAACGTCAGGAGCCCGGAGCAGCGCGACAAGCTCCAGTCCTGGCTCACCAAAACCGTGCTCTCTCTCGGCCCCGCCGACGACAGCATGGACGTCATCATCATCGGCACCATCCTGCACTACGATTCGGTGCTCAACCGTCTGCTGGACAATCCGCTGTGGTCGAGCAAAAAGTTCAAGTCCATCGAGCGCTGGCCGGACAACATGCACCTGTGGGAGCAGTGGGAGGGCATCCTGCTGAACGGGGGCGAGGCGGCGGCGCGGGCGTTCTACGACAATCAAATCCCCCAAATCCCCCTCAATCCCCCTTTTTCAAAGGGGGAGGAAAACCACCTCCAGGAGGCAAATCACCCCCCTTTGAAAAAGGGGGGCAGGGGGGATTTGCATCCGATGGAAGAGGGCGCCATCGTCTGCTGGCCGGACGGCCAACCCCTCTACAACCTGATGGTCAAGCGCGCCCGCGATGGCCGCGCCGCTTTCGATTCCGAGCAGCAAAACGACCCCATATCGGGCGACGACGCCCCCTTTGCCAACCTGGTCGAGTCCTGCTTCTGGACCGAGATTCCGCCCGGACTGGTCACCTTCGGCGCTTGCGACCCCAGCCTGGGCAAGGCGGGCGGATCGCGCGACCCGTCCGCGCTCCTGGTCGGCGGCTACGACCGCACAACCGGCATCCTCTACGTGCTGGATGCCCAGATCAAGAAGCGCCTGCCGGACCGCATCATCGAGGACGTGATCAGTTTGCACGATAAATGGCACTGCGCCCTGTGGGTGGTGGAGGCGGTGCAGTTCCAGGAGTTTTTCCGCACCGAGCTGGTCAAGCGCAGCGCCCAGCGCGGCAAGCCCGTCCCCGCCCGCGCCGTCAACCCGTCCGCCGACAAGCTGCTGCGCATCGAAACCCTGCAACCCCACATGGCCAATGGCCTCATCAAGCTGCATCCGGGCCAGACCGCCCTCATCGACCAGCTGCGCCACTTCCCCAAAGCCGACCACGACGACGGCCCGGATGCCCTGCACATGCTGTGGATGGCGGCGGTATCCGGCTCCGCGCCGATGGCCCTGCACCGCGTGCCGACTGGCGTGGGCCAGCGGTTTGGTTCTGGGGCATGGTGAGCAATGTAGGTCGGGCACCCCGTGCCCGACAAACCCAAATTTATTTGTTGGGCACGGGGTGCCCAACCTACATGCTCCGTGTCTCTGTGGTTCGACCCTTCGGGCCGGGGTAGACGCTAAAAAGGATAAATCATGGCAAAACTTCTCGACCGCTACGGCAACCCCATCGACACCGCCCTCCTCAAAACCGAGGTGGCCACCCCCACCCTGACCGGCGTGCGGCGCGTGCTCGGCGCTCACCCCACCTCGGGCCTCACCCCCCAGCGCCTGGCGCAGCTGCTGCTATCTGCGGAATCCGGTTATCCGGCGGCCTACCTGGACCTGGCGGAAGAAATGGAGGAAAAATATCTCCATTACGCGTCCGTCCTCAACACCCGCAAGCGCGCCATCCTCGGCCTGGAGCTTGCCGTCGAGGCGGCGGGAGGCACGCCGGAGGAGCAGGCCGATGCCGGCCTGGCCGAGTCCGCCCTGCCGGTAATCTCGGCGGGGCTCTACGACATCATGGACGCCCTGGGCAAGGGGTATTCCGCCTCTGAAATCATCTGGGACACCAGCGCCGGGCAGTGGATGCCGGCCCGGCTGGAGTGGCGAGATCCGCGCTGGTTTGTCTTCTCGCGCCTGGACGGGCGCACCCTGCGCCTGCGCGATGGCGCCATGCACCCCATCACCGGCGAAGAAGGCATGGGCGAAGGCCTGCCCCTGCCGCCCTACAAATTCCTGGTTCACCACGCCGCCGCCAAATCCGGCATCCCCATCCGGGGCGGGCTGGCGCGCGCGGCGGCCTGGTCGTTCCTTTTCGCCAACTACGCCGTCAAGGACTGGGTGGTGTTCGCCGAAGTCTTCGGCCAGCCGATCCGCCTGGGAAAATATGAGGACGGCATCACCGACCCGGCGCAGATCCAGATCCTGCTCGACGCCCTGCGCGCCATCGGCACCGATGCCGCCGCCGCCATCCCCAAGAGCATGGACGTGAGCTTCGTCGCCGCCAACGGCAAGGCCTCCGGCGACCTCTACGAAAATCTGGCCCGCTACCTGGACGACCAGGTCAGCAAGCTGGTGCTGGGCTACATGCGCACCTCCGACAACGGCAAGTCCGGCGGCGGTCTGGGTTCCGGCAGCGCCGAAGCGCTGACCGAAGTGCGCTACGACATCCTCCACTCCGACACCTTCCAGCTCGCCGCCACCCTCAACCGCGACTTTGTCCGGCCTTTGGTGGACCTCAATAAAGGCCCGCGAAAAACCTATCCAAAAATCGTCATCCGGTTCGACGAACAGGTGGACCTGGTCGCCTTGGCCGACAACATCGTCAAGCTCCGCTCTGTCAACGCGCCGATCCCCGTCAAATGGGCCCTGGACAAATTCGGCATCCCCGAAGCGCTGGACGGCGAGCCGACGCTGGGTTCGCCCCCCTCCCCTGCGGGCGCGGGCGGGGGAGGGGCTTGGGGAGTGGGCGTGCAAAAGAGGGGCGGG